AAGATCTCAAGTTAGATGCATTAGTCTCCGTTTTAGAATTGCTTGAAGGCGATATCTCGGAAATCATATATGATGAAGATGGTGAATAAAATTTCTCTTGCATATCTCGGAAAGTTTTATTATCTTTGTATTAAGTTAAATTATCATTCAGGAATAAGAGTATGAATAAAGAAGAAATTATGAATGAAATGCTTTTTGAAGCAATTGAAGAAAATAATATAGAAGAAGTAAAAGGGCTTATTGCACTTGGCGTGGATATTGAGAATGAACAATATTATTATGTGAAGGATTTAGCGAAACAATTTTGGCAAACCCCTGTGCATAGAGCTGTTATACATGGTCACACAGAACTTGCCATAGTCCTTATAGAAGCAGGAGCAAATACAAGTGTCTCACATTTTCTCCTTGAAACAAAATATGGTGCTTCTATTCAAAAAGAAATTCTAAAAATAAAAAAAGAAAATCTAAAAATACTTTTAATAAAGTTCCTTTACTTTCAATAACAAAATTAGATTATCAAGAAGAGTCTTCTTGTATTGTTGTAGATAATCCTAATCATTTATATATAACCAGAGATTATATTGTAACCCACAACTCATACTTTCATGCAGGTAAACTGATAAACCAACTATGGTTTGAAGAAGGTGTTACTCTTAAAATGGGTGCAGCATTAAAAGATTATATAAATGAGAAAGGTACCTGGAAATTCTTAGATGAATATGCTAACTTTTTAAATGAACACACAGCCTGGTACAGACCAATGAACCCTAAAAAGGTTCTTATGTGGCAACAGAAGATTGAAGAGAAAGTAAATGGTAGAATAAAAGATAGAGGATTAAAAGGTACAATACAAGGAATGTCTTTTGAAAAAGATCCTACTAACTCTGTAGGTGGACCGGTAAAGTACTTTTTTCATGAGGAAGCAGGAATTGCTCCAAAGATGGATCAAACATATGAATATATCAGACCTGCTTTAAAGTCAGGTTTTGTTACTACTGGTTTATTTATTGCTGCAGGATCTGTGGGTGATCTTGATCAATGTGAACCTTTAAAAGATATGGTAGTAAATCCTGTATCTAATGATATTTTTCCTGTAGAATCTAATCTTATAGATGATAAAGGTACAATAGGTTTATCAGGTTTATTTATTCCGGAACAATGGTCCATGCCACCGTATATAGATGATTACGGCAATTCTAAAGTAGAAGATGCATTAGAAGCTTTAAGCGAACAATTTGCTCAATGGAAAAAGGAACTTACCCCAGAACAGTATCAATTAAGAATATCCCAGCATCCGAGAAATATAAAAGAAGCTTTTGCAACAAGAACAGTTTCTAAATTTCCACAACATTTACTATCTCACCAAGCAGAAAGAATTAGAAACAAAGACTATCCTTATGAGTTCTTAGATATCTATCCAGGAGTTGATGGTAAACCAGAAGTAAAAATAACAAACAAGTTACCAATATCTGAATTCCCGTTATCTAAAAAAGCAAGTGATAAAACAGGTGTACTAGTAGTATGGGAAAGACCTGTAGAGAATCCTGAATTTGGAATGTATTATGGAAGTATTGACCCGGTTTCAGAAGGTAGAACAACCTCATCAGATTCATTATGTTCTATTTATATTTACAAAAGAAAGATTCAGGTTAAAAAAATAAATGGTACAGAGGTAACTACTTACTTGGAAAGAGATAAAGTTGTTGCTGCTTGGTGTGGTAGATTTGATGATATTAATAAAACCCACGAAAGACTTAGGTTGATCATAGAATGGTATAATGCTAAGACTCTTGTAGAAAATAATATCTCTTTGTTTATTAATTACATGATAGGTCTAAATAAACAAAAATATCTTGTAAGAAAAGATGAAATGGTTTTCTTAAAAGAACTTGGGTCTAATATGGCTGTTTATCAGGAATACGGTTGGAAAAACACAGGAAGATTATTCAAAGATCATCTTCTTAGTTATGTTATAGAATACCTTAAAGAGTCTATAGATGAAGAAACTAAGCCTGATGGTACTGTTGTTAAGACTACTTATGGTGTTGAACGTATTCCGGATCCAATGCTTATAGTAGAAATGCAAGCATATGAAGAAGGATTAAACGTTGACCGTTTAGTTTCTTTTTCAGCATTAGTAGCATACATTAAAATTTTAGAATCCAATACAGGTATAAAAGAGAGAGTTGAGAAAGATGATGCTGCTAAAAATTTGGATAAGTCCTCAAATTTGTTTAAATTAAATAGAAGTCCGTTTCGTCACGTGGGTGCGGGAAAAAACGGAGGTGTTAAAAAAAGTGCTTTTAAAAATCTTAAATAAAATATATGCAAGTAGTTTCAGCAATGCAACTCAAAAAAGGAGTTAAGACTAAAGAAAACCGTATGGGTGCTATAACGCAACCTTTACAGTTTTTGTCCAATAAAGAAAAAGATAAAGAATGGGCTGCTTGGAATCTTGACTGGTTAGAATGGAATGGCATAAAACAGATTAATAAAAAATCCAGAAGGCTTCTTAAAAACTATAAGCTTGCTCAAGGTGTAATAGATAAGACAGATTACATTGTAGAAGAAAATCCAGAATATAGAGATATTATAGACTACCTTACACAAGAAGATGATACAGCTTTAGAACTAAAGTTTTATCCTATTATTCCTAATGTGATAAATGTACTTACTTCGGAATTTGCTAAAAGAAATACTAAAGTAACTTATAGAGCTGTTGATGAGTATTCGTACAATGAAGTTCTTGAGCAAAAAAGAGCTATGGTTGAAGAAGTTCTTTTATCAGAAGCACAAACAAAGATTATTGCTGCTATGATGGAACAAGGAATGAACCCTGAGTCAGAAGAAGCTCAACAGCAATTAAACCCTAATAATCTTAAGTCATTACCAGAAATAGAAAGTTTCTTTAAGAAAGATTACCGTTCTATGTATGAGCAATGGGCAGAACATCAACACAGAGTAGATGTGGAAAGGTTCAGATTTGAGGAATTGGAAGAAAGAGGTTTCCGAGATATGCTTATTACAGATTCAGAATTCTTTCATTTTAGAATGATGGAAGATGATTATGATATAGAGTTATGGAATCCTATTCTTACTTTTTATCATAAAGCTCCGGGAACTAGATATATGTCTGATGCTAACTGGGTGGGTAAAACAGAAATGATCACTGTAGCAGATGCTATTGATAAATATGGATACTTGATGACTGAGGAACAAATGGAGGCCTTAGAAGCAGTCTATCCTATCAGGTCAGCTGGATATACTATAGGTGGTATGCAGAATGATGGTTCATTTTATGACACATCTCGTTCTCATGAATGGAATACTAATATGCCATCACTAGCTATGAGACAATATACTTCTGCAGTAGGTCAAAGAGTAGCAGGTGGAGCAGATCCTATTAATCAAGTTTTATACAACAGTGAAGATTTTGATAATGAGGGAACTGCGTATTTAGTGCGGGAAACTGTTGTATATTGGAAATCTCAAAGAAAGCTGGGGCATTTAACTAAAATAGATGACACTGGAGAAGTTATTCAAGAAATTGTTACTGAAAATTATAAAATAATAGATAAACCTATTTATGATAATAGGTTAATGAAAAATAAAACAAAAGACAATTTATTATTTGGTGAGCATATAGATTGGATTTGGGTTAATGAAGTATGGGGAGGTGTAAAACTAGGTCCTAATTTACCAAGTTTCTGGGGCATGAATAATCCTGATGGATTTGCCCCAATCTATTTAGGAGTAGACAAAAATGAAATAGGTCCTTTAAGATTTCAGTTTAAAGGAGATAATAGTTTATATGGTTGTAAAATTCCAATAGAAGGAGCTGTCTTTTCTGATAGAAACACTAAATCTACTGCTCTTGTAGATTTAATGAAGCCTTTTCAAATTGCTTACAATCTTGTAAATAACCAAATAGCAGATATATTAGTAGATGAACTAGGTACCGTAATTCTTTTAGATCAAAACGGATTACCTAAACATTCTCTTGGAGAAGATTGGGGCAAAGGTAATTATGCTAAAGCATATGTTGCTATGAAGAACTTCCAGATA